TGTTAAGACTCGTACAGGACGTCGCCTACCGTGTGACGATGACCGCGTATATTCTCTAACTAACTATTTGATTCAAGCTAGTGCTGCAGAAGTCTTTAAGCAGAATCTAATTAAACTTGATCAAGCAGATCTAACAGAGTATCTTATTGTTCCAGTACACGATGAAATTGTTCTACAAGCTCCACGCTCAGAAGCAGCTGAAGTTATGGAAACAGTTAGAGAGTGTATGACCACCCGTGATGGCTGGCAAGTCCCCCTTACAGCTGGAGTAGACGGACCATTTAACAACTGGGGAGAAAAATATGAGTAGATTAATTTTGGCAGTAGACCCAGGTAAAGCTAGTGGAGTCTGCTTATTCAAATGGGACGATGACAAAGAGCCAGAGATGTTATGGTCAGGCGAGTATTTACAGCACGAATACGCTGAACCTATTCGCAGAGCTTTTCTTTATGCCCGTGGCACAGGAGTTAGATTAGAAGTAGTATGTGAAAGATTCACTATCAACGCACAGACTGTAAAGAACTCTCAAGCCCCATATTCGCTAGAGCAGATCGGAATCCTAAAGCAAGTAATGTTGGATTACGGTCGAGCTCCTGATGACATCTTTTTCCAATCCCCAGCTGATGCTAAAGCCATGTTTACTAACGAAAAGATCCGAATTTTAGATTATTGGCACCGTGGTGGCGAGGGACACGCTCTTGACTCAATCCGACACGCCCTACTAAGATTAGTAAAAAGTGGCTGGAAACCAATAAAATTGCTAGAAAGTTAGAGATACTAGCAAAAAATTCGAAATAAAAACTAAATTTATGTGCTAGTATCTATACATAACGACAAAAGGAATAACAAATGCCAGTAAATGTTGAACTGAACGACTCCGGTTCTCACATTGCCATCTATACAGATTGGCGATTTAAAGAACTATGTAAGAGCATTCCAGGGGCTACCTGGGATCCAAAAGAGCAAGTATGGAAAATTCCAGTATCTTGGACCGCTTGCTTAGCTTTAAGATCTACTTTTAAAGAAGATCTTGTCCTAGGACCAAAGCTTGTAGAGTGGGCAACCCAGGAACGTACTAATAGAGTAGATCCAGCTACCACTCTTAGAGACCTAGAGATTCTTCCAGATGGCGAAGGTGATGATGATCTATTCCCACACCAGCGTGCAGGAGTTAAATTCTTAGCTACTGCTAGGCGTGCACTTTTGGCAGACGAGCCAGGACTCGGTAAAACTGCACAAGCAATTCGTGCCCTAAAACTTCTAAAGGATCAAGAGCAGGAAGTATTTCCAGCAATGATAGTTTGCCCTAACACCTTGAAGAAGAACTGGAAGCGTGAGTTCGAGAAGTGGTGGCCAGAAGTTAAGGTACAAGTTATTTCAGGTACTGCTACCCAGCGTCGCAAACAGTTTGAAGAAGAGGCTGATATTTATGTCATCAACTGGGAGTCACTACGCTCACACTCAAGATTGTCTGGATACGGATCAATTGCACTAGCTCGCTGTAAAGCATGTGGCGGATTAGATGACAGAGTCACCGAGACCAGATGCGAAGTCCACAAAAGAGAACTTAACCTGATTGACTTCAAAGCAGTCATTGCCGACGAGATGCACCGCTCAAAGGAGCCTAAGTCTAAGCAGACTCGAGCTCTCTGGGCAGCTACAGGCGATGCAGATATTCGCTTTGCTTTGACAGGTACTCCTATTGCCAATAACGTAATTGATCTTTGGCCAATTCTCCACTGGTTGTCACCGGACGAGTGGCCTAGCAAGACTCGCTGGATTGACCGCATGGTAAACACAATGCTTAACGCTTTTGGTGGAATGATGGTTCTTGGTCTTAAGTCGCACATGGAAGAAGAGTTCCATGCAACTATCAATCCACGTATGCGTAGGATGCTAAAAGCTCGTGTACTTCCTTGGTTACCAGAAATGATGTTTGAACGTCGTGACGTTGAGATGTCCACTAAGCAAAAGAAAGCTTACGAGCAAATGAGGGACCACATGATCTCTGAGCTAGAGTCTGGAGATTCTGTAGTTGCTCCAAGCGTTCTTACCCAGGCTGTACGTTTGCACCAGTTTGCAAGCTCGTTTGCAGAGTCATCTGTAGATGAGACTACTGGAGAGACAACAATCACTTTGTCAGAGCCATCCTGTAAGGTTGATGCTCTGATGGACGACATTAAAGAAGGTGACTTCGGTGATGATTCTGTAGCAGTGTGTGCTGTATCTCGTCAGCTTATCGAGCTTTTAAGTGCTCGTATGACTAAGGAAGGAATTCCTCACGGACTTATTACGGGAGCACAAAGCGGAGACGAACGTCAAAAATCTATTGATGACTTCCAATCTGGTAAAACAAAGTGGATCCTATTTACTGCTCAGGCAGGTGGAGTTGGTGTCACCTTGACAGCTGGACGTAGATTGGTTATGCTACAAAGACCGTGGTCTCTTGTAGATCACAAACAAGCTCTCGATCGCATTCACCGCATCGGTTCTGAAATTCACGACTCAGTGATTATTATGGACTATGTGACTGAAGGCACCATCGAGGAACGTGTTATCCAAGTCTTGGAAGGCAAGGCAGATAACTTTGAGCAAATCGTGAAGGATAAAGAAAAACTTCTAGAGTTGCTAAAAGACGACAAGAAAGGTATTCTGTAATCATGACAGAAGAAAACACCCCAGCACCATACCGTCTCTCTAACTCAGAGCTTCAGGTATTTAAAGATTGCAGACGTAAATGGTGGCTTAACTACTACCGTCGTCTACAGCCAAGAACTACTCAGTACACCGGTGCACTTGCTCTTGGATCTCGTATTCACGAAGCACTGGACCAGTACTATTCATCTAATGGTGAAGTTGGGCTTTTAGATGCTCACGCTGCTTTAGTTAAAAAAGACATGGAGTCTTTAGTCAAAGAGTTTAGAGACACCTCTGATCTGGAATCTGAAGCCGAGCTAGGTCGCATTATGCTTGAAGGCTATCTACAGTGGGTAGAAGAGCAGGGCATCGATGCTGAACTAGAAATGATTTCTACTGAAGAAATTATTGAAATGCCAATGTTTGATGGAGAAGTAATTCTCCAGGGAAAGCTTGATATGCGTGTTCGTCGTAAGATTGACGGCGTTCGTATGTTTCGTGACTTCAAGACTGTTGGTGGCTCATTTGCTGACTTTGCTAACCAGGCTCAGATGAATGAGCAGATTCTAACTTACATGCTTTTAGAACACGCCCAGAACAAAGCACCGGAAGAACGTGCTGAGGGTGGTATCTTTACTATGCTTAAGAAAGTAAAGCGTACTGCTAATGCAAAGCCGCCTTTCTATGAGCAAATGGAAGTTCGTCACAACGTGTTTACAATGCGTGCTTTCTGGCAACGTATTCACGGTGCAGTGACAGATCTTATGAATGTTAAGAAAGCACTTGACGAAGGTGCTGACCCTAATTTTGTCGCTTACCCACGTCCTACTAAGGACTGCAAGTGGAAGTGCCAGTTCTACACTATCTGCCCAATGATTGATGATGGATCATCAGCTGAAGCAGCTATTGCAGATATGTATGAGGTCTCCGATCCATACGGTTATTACAACACAGAAGAAAAGAAAGGTAGTGAGTAATGTCAGACGTACAACGTTCTCTTACTCTTATGGTCTACGGCGAGTCAAAGGTTGGAAAGTCCACCTTTGCAGTCACAGCACCATATCCACGCTTGATGCTTGACGTTGAGGGTGGACACAGATTCCTCCCAATCAACGTAAAGTATTGGGATCCAATGCGGGAAGAACCTCCTGTAGCGGACGGAACTTGGGACACCGTCGTAGTGCCAGTACGTGACTATGACGTAGTTCTAAAAGCTTTCCAGTGGTTACAAGCTGGTAAGCACCAGTTCAAGTCCTTGATCATCGACTCCATTTCGGAGTTGCAGGTTAAGTGCATGGACAACATCGCTGGTACAGAGCAGATGAAGATGCAACAGTGGGGCGAACTACTTCGCCACATGGGTGCTCTTCTACGCGATCTACGTGACCTAACGATGCATCCAACACAGCCTCTTGAGGCAGTGGTTCTAACAGCAATGGCTCGTTCTGATCAGAATGGACACATGAAGCCTTACTTGCAGGGTCAACTTGCAGTTCAGGCTCCATACTTCTATGATGTTCTTGGTGCCATTGCTTTGGAGAACATCCCTAACCCTGATCCAACCCAACCAGCGTTCAAAGCTCGTCGTATGTATGTCGAGCGTACTGATAAGTACGATGCTGGTGAACGTGTTCAGGGACGCCTAGGCTCGATCGTTGAGCAGGGTGACCTTGGTGTAGAGCGTATGCTCGACATCATCTTTGGCCCAAAAGCCACAACTAACAAATCAACTACTAAGTAGAAAGGTATTCATCAAATATGAGTACAACAAACTGGGCTGACATTGTAAAACTAGCTGGAGATTCAGCTGGTGGTAACTATGAGCCACTACCAGACGGCGACTATGACCTAAAGGTCACTGAAGCCACCGCCACTACTGCTTCGACTGGACGTAAAATGTTCAAGATCACGGCAGAAGTTCAAAACGGCGCTTATGCTAAGCGTCGCGTTTGGGACAACCTTGTTGTTGTTCTTGACAACCCTAAGGCCCTAGGTGCTTTCTTCTCAAAGATGGCTGCCCTTGGTCTACCTCAAAGCTACTTCACTCCTGACCGTACCGACGCTCAGATTGAAGAGGCTCTTCGTGGTGCACACTTCCGTGTAACTCTTGGTAAGAAGACTTACAACGGAAACGTCAGCAACGAGATCAAGAAGTACCACCGTATCTCAGGTACTCCTGGTGTCTCTATTGACTCAGTTGCAGGTACTACTGCAGGTGCAGCTGTAGCTCCGGCTCCAGCTCCAGCTCCTGCTCCAGCTCCTGCCCCAGGAGCACCGTTCTAAATTAGATTGTTTGTGGGGGCACCACATTTAGTGTGGTGCCCTTACGCAATTTATTCAGGAGATTTCAATGAGTAATATTTTATTAACAGGTATGTCTGCATCTCAGGCATCTAGATCAGCTAACGAAAAATCTCTTAATTTTGCTGGAGTATTGAATAGAGTACTTACAGACCTAGGCCACAACGTGGTCTGGATAGATCCAGATATTAACTTATCTGCAGAAGATCTAGATAGATACGACGCAGTGTTAGTCGGGATATCCCCACTTACTAGTCTGTCTTCCAACCGAGCTTACGGTGCATTAAGCATTATCGATCACATGTGGGGATCTGACAAACTTAGATTCTTTATTGATGCACCTCAGGTAAATCAGATTACCTTTAGCATTAAAGCAGTGCATTCAAATCCCGATTCACTAACCAAATCTTTCTTTTCATATAGAAAAAACTTTTCTGCAGTGACTTCAAATCAAGCACTAGCAGACAGACTATTGAAAAGCATTTCTAAATTAATGACTGAAGAGTGGCCTATTGTGCTATACCCATCGCTACCCTGGTCAGTTGTAGATAGAATCAAAAACCTACTACCTAGTAATGTAAAATCCTTGATCGGAATTAATTTGGATTCCTATTTACTTGAAGATTTAGAATCAGATGAGATTCGAAGAGATAAATGGGTAGTCGATAGCTATAAGACTGATTGGACTAAATCAACAGCTGGTTCTTTAGTGTATCCAAATAGTCCTATGAGGTGGAATAAAGGTTGGACTGATGAACAAGTCATTGCTCAGATCAAAAAGTCCATCGGTGTTCTGATAACTCCTCACAAAAAAGACGGTACTTGGTGGACTTACAGATATATTCAGGCACTCAACACTCTGACTCCAATATCCACAGAGTGGAAAGAGTCAAGTAAGCTAGGTGATGCTTGGTCTTCACTGGCTGCTAGTATTGAAGCCATGCATCCAGAAAATAGAAGAATTCTATCTATGGCACAAAAAGATTTATACGTGTCCTACATCCCTGCAAAGGGGTTAGCAGGACAACTTTTAGAAGCCGCTATTGGCCTAAACAACAATCAGGAGAATAACAATGAGTAAAGTAAATATCGATTGGGTAAAGCAACAGTTTGTAGATGCAAAAGTCAAAAAAGGTGTAGGTCTAGCTGTACTAGACATGCTCAAAGCCTGGGAACCTGTTGAAATGTCTCCGGAAGATCTACGATCCGTCTTGGACATTTTCTCTAAAGTTGCACTAGGTCACGCACTCACAGAGACCCCTAAAAGCGAATTATGGGTCCAAGCTCAGCCAGGACAATTATCTGTAGGCGACGTTGTTAGAGTCCGCTATGACGCCTTTGACGGCGTTTTAGGGGCAAACCAGAACGGTCGTCCAGGAGTGGTGTCTGCGATTAGATCTGGAGATATTATCTTCAACTCTACAGACGGAATTAACCCAGTTCTTGAAGGAATCCACTATAGACCAGCTCAGTTAGAGAAAAGAGTTAAATAATGGCAGCTTGGAGAACTAAGCTTAAATTTGAAGTTTTTGGTCAAAACCAGGAAGAACTTAGACGCCGAGCAGAACAAGTTATCCTGGATTATTTCCTTCTAGATAGTTATAAAGATATTGAAGATCTAGTTGACGTAGAGATGGAAGCTGTACTAGAATCAGAAGGAGTCGGGTTTACCGGCAACGTTTACGTTAAAATTAAATAACCACACACCAAAGGAATAACATGCAAACATTTGTACCAATTACCACTAGCTTTGAAGACATTGCCAGAGTGCTTGACAACAAGCGTCTCAACAAGCAAGCCCTTGAGGGCTGGCAGATTCTTATGACTTTACTTGAGCTCGATCCACAAGGTGAACACCGTGTCCCTAAAGGTTGGGTAAACCATCCCGCAGTTAGAATGTGGCGTGGCCACGAAATGGCTTTGCACTACTACATTCAATGTATGGTAGACGAATGGAAGCGTCGCGGCTACAAATCAACTATTGGCGACAAAGCTAAAGCAACCGTTATGCGTGCTATTGAATTAGGCATTATTGATGATGCTAATATGTTCAACCCTGACTGGATGAGATACCAACCTCAATATAAAGAAATTGCTGCAAGCCACAGACTTGCACTACTTAACAAAGACTACGAGTGGTATTCACAGTTCGGTTGGGCAGAAGATCTTGGTGTTAGACCAGAGACTTACGAATATATCTGGCCTGTAGCATAATAACAATACATCCGTAACTTCTAACGAACCCCTATATATAATTATCTGAGGATGGTTATATATGATTGACAAGCGGCCCGGAGAGTTTCTATGGTCTGAGTGGTCTGGTGAAGGCTACAATACAAGCAGACTAAACCCAATTGTTTTTTATACGGAAGATCACATCGATCCAGAGATTGATGTTATAAAGCGAGCCCTGGCTTCAGCTATACAAAGAGATGGATCCGTAGACTCGCTAAGTGAAGCATTTCATTTAGTAGAGCGTGGAAAAATTAGTCATATGTATGCTGGAGAAATAGACGGCGAAGTTTACCTAACTATCTGTGATGAAAATGGAGAAACTGAGTACGGCGATGCCGTAGATCAGATTATCCCAATAACAGTTGTGGAGCTTTAATGCCTAGTAATAATTCAGACGATTTAGATTGGATAACGGATTCCGAGTGCGGAAAGCCGGAAAATAGGAATCTAGCAGAAATGTTTTTTTCTGCAAAGTATGAAGATAGACACAAAGCAAAAAACATGTGCTTTTCATGCCCAGTTCGTAAAGAGTGTCTAAAGTGGGCACTAGAGAGTAAACAGATCTGGGGGATCTGGGGTGGACGAGACGAAGATGAAATGAGAAGAACTCTTTCTGTAAACGTCGATGGAGCAGAAGTAAGAAAGAGTAGATT